AAAATGGTGGTCATGGGTGGACTTGAACCACCGACCCCCGCATTATGAATTATATTATAAACAAATTATAACTGTTTGGAAAACATACATAATACACATAACGCTTTGCTTTACTTGTATTATTAGGCGTTTTCCGTGTTTACTATGATATACTAAGTTATCCTAAGTTTCACTATTTTTTGTTGCCATAGTGTTGCCACAGCATAAATCAGGTAATCAATGACTAAAATAAAACACCCGCGAATCGAGCCAATAAAGTTCACCTTGCCTCGACTTGAAGCACTTAAGCCACGTTCATCCCCATATGAAATAGCTGACACAGAGCAACCAGGGCTTAGCTGTCGCGTTCTCCCTTCTGGTGTTAAAACACTTCAGGTACATAAGCGGCCTGTTGGCAGCAACAAGCTTGTAAGAGTAAAAATTGGTAAGGTTGGCGAATGCCCTCTTGATCAGAAGCTAGGGGTACGCGAGCAGGCTGCAGATATAGTAAAAAAGTTATCAGCCGGCATAAATCCGAATCAAGAAAGGCGATTATCCAGAGCATTAGAATCTGCTGACCAGCTCACCTTACGAAATGCTACAGACAACTATATTGCAGCATCAAAAATTAAATCGAAAACCGCAAAATCATATAAAGCTGTCATACATAATCATTTAAGTGCCTGGCTTGACCTCCCTCTCAATAAAATAACTAGCTTAATGGTTATCGCAAAACATAATGAAATAAGCAAAAAAACACCTATTGCAGCCAATAACACAATGCGCGTTGTTCGCGCAATTTTCAACCACGCACAAAGCGAGCTCGAGGATGATATTACTGGTGTGAGCCCTATCCCTAATACTCCTACACGAAAATTAAAAAGAAAGTGGAATAAAGAGACCAGGAAGCAAACATATATCAAACCAGACAGCCTCAAGAGCTGGTGGGCATCAACTGAAGCGATAGCCAAAACCCGCAAAGGTACACGAAAGGAAGCAGTACCGGTTTACAAAGGTGGTGACGGTGTACTGGCTCGTGATTACCTGCAGTTTGTCATTCTGACTGGTTTACGTCGGCGCGAGGCCAGTGGCCTTACGTGGGATCGAGTTGATCTGAAGAACAGAGTTTTTGTCGTTAGTGACACAAAAAACAGCGCACCACTTGAGTTACCCCTTTCTGATTACCTGATAGATATACTTCAACGCAGAAAAAAAGTTACTCGTGGAAGGCAAAGGCCATTCCATATTGAAGAGGTTAAGAAATTCACGACCTGGGTAGGCAATGAATGCAACTGTAGTTTTACAGTTCATGACCTACGGCGGACGTTTATCACCTATGCAGAAAGTCTGGACTTCGGGTCCTACACCCTTAAGGCGCTAATCAACCATCGCTCGGGTGGTGATCCGAATGACGTAACGGCTGGCTATGTAATTATCACCACGGAACGCTTGCGCAAACCAATGCAGCAGATAACAGACTATATTTTAAAAATGGCTGAAATAAAAGAGACAAATATAATTAATATTAATGGTACCAAACCATGACATGGAAATCAGTTAAACGATTTGTAGTAAGGGCTGAAGAAATTTTGAAAGAACACAACAGCCCCCATACTTACAAAGAGATAATGTCCAGAAATTATCAACCGGAAGATCGTTATATATCAGCTGCTGTGCTAATTATTACTAATTACAAACACTTACTTGATGAAGTAGATAGAAATAGAACGGAACGCGCTTTAGATAGACTTTACATCATACGCGATTGTGGCAATGATTTATGGCTATATGACACCTTGCCAGATACGCCAAAAGTAAAAGGTGCCCAAGAAACAAAAAATACTGCACATATAACTGATGTTATAAATGGATATTTGGTAGCTGGCCATAGGCTATCATCTCGAAACTATGATAAAGGTGGAAAAAACAGATTGCCTAGAGAACTGTGGCAGGCTACAGCCAAAGAATTGTATTCACACACCGAGTATAAAAGAAAAAAAGGTAAATTAGCGGAAGCTGTATTTAAATTCCTTTATCCTAAAGGCCATGAAAAATATAGTATCAAACAAGTTGAAAGAGTCATAATAATTAAAAATCTATAAAACACACACAAGCGAGACCTTGCTTGTAGTACAACCTCATACACACAACACGCTTTTTTGTATCCTATACCTATCGTTTATTCACTAAGGTAATAAAACAATGGATGCAAAGAAAAAACCCCAACTTAAACACCACGATGACCAGTACGCCACTCGTGACACCATAGCTCAAATGTTTGGCTTTTCGCCAAACACATTAGATCGCTGGCGCTGTGAAAAAAGGAACTTTCCTTATTATGTTATCGGTGGAGCCGTCCGGTATAACATCGAAGAAGTACAGGCAATTGTTAGGAACGGAAGAATTGATGCAGGATCCGTGAAATAAAAGCCCGCATAGTTTTCAATAAGAATTAATTTTGAGCATTAAAGCCATGAATTGGGTGTGGGGTCTTTCTATTCCCTATGGACCAAAAATAGTGCTGTTAGCTATTGCTGATTATGCGAATGATGATGGTTATGCGTGGCCAGGTTATAAAACCTTGGCTAAAAAAACAGGGATGGCGAATTCTACATTATCGAAGCAATTGAAGATTTTGGTGGCAAGCGGCTTGATGGAAAAGTCGTATCACAGTGAGGTAGGAGTTGGTCGAAAGTTGAACACTTATACATTAAATATGGGGGTTGGACTTTCCGAAGGTTCGAGGGTTGGACTTAAGGCTAATATCAAAGAGTTAGGTAAGGAATTATCGAGACCGCTAAATCCAACCCTCGGAACACGGCAGCTCCAACCCTCGAAGTCGGTAGCTCCAACCCTCATACATGAACCATTATTTAAACCACCATTAAAGCAACCATCAATAGAAAAATATCCTGAAGAATTAAACGTTTCTTCATGGAATAAATATAAAAAATATCGAAGAGAAAAAAAGCTAAAAACTTTATCCAGGATGAGTGAGGAAGAAAAAATTAAGGAGCTCATTAGTTATGGAGATTATGGTGTTCAGGAAGGGTGTATTAATAAAACAATATCTGAAGGTTGGAAGTCAATATATCCACCTGTGAATAACAATAATGTTGGAGGTAGTAATGGAAAAAGTCAGCAATCTAACAACAGCGTGTTTGCACAAGGCACAGCAGGCGCCTTTAAAAAAGCTCCGCCCACCTACTGAAATGCAATCTATTCGACTGATAGAGCAAATATTCGTTCGATTGCAAAGTACATACGGAGCAAAATTTAGTAGCCAATTTAAGAGTGGTGAGCTATTAGTCGCAGCAATGAAGGAGTGGGCTTATGCCTTATCACCATACACTGCAAATGATTTTGGTTATGCCATTCGCGAGATGCACCAGCACTACGCTGAATGGGCTCCGACACTCCCTCAATTCATTGATCTGTGCAAGAAACATTACAAGACTATGCCAATGTTAGAGTCGCCTAAAGTTGAGATAGCTAGTAAATCAGTTGGTAACGATGCACTTGCTCAGATGCGTGCATCGATTGGAATTAGAAAGAATAAAGTAATCTAGAAATGATTATTAAATTGTTTATTTGCTCATGGGTCCTTTCAGCGGTTCTGCCCACCACGGGTAATTCGCACCGCGGTTTGTGTGTGTTTCTGGGGTGCTATGGTCTCGACAGCAGGTATTGTTGATAGATGGATAAGTTACTTTTTGTTATTTTTAAGTGATTGATAAATATAGTTAATATGTCAATAAAATGAAAATATTCAAAGTCAAAAAATTGAAGTTGTTTTTGCCCGAGAGTTGCTATCGGTGAATAATAAAATACGCAAGGCCATTGAAGCTGTAGAGCTAATTGAAGCAATTCTTAAGAATTGTAAGCATCAAAAAGCTTGTGATTCCATGGCTGAATGGCTAACAGGGTCTGGCCGGTTAGATGAATTGCTAGGTATTGTTCCCTCACCAGGAGAGTCTCACCCGGTTATTACTTATTGGCGATATGAACGTGATAAGCGTATTCAGCAAGCTGGTATATTTTGTAGAAAAACCTCAATGAATCTAACGCTAACTGAGTTAATCGGTGAGATTAAAGAATTTTCTTTAGTTTTCGATAATTACAATCTCGGTAATCCAAACCCTCTATGGACTGACGTCCAATTAAATCTTTTTTGGGCATTCAGGCATCATTCTAGTTGTGGTGACAGTAACTTCCCTATTGGGAAAACAAATCTTCGGAAAATTTTAATGAGTCATGAATTTTTTCGGTCAGCTCCCGAGCTTCCCGAAAGGAATCTTTTCTTGCTTAAATGTAACTATGAACACAGAGCAAAGAAAACTGTATGAAGAATTATCACACACAACCATTATGATCTGGAAAAATTCACCGATTATAAAAGACTGGTATCAAGATAGCATTTGTTGCTTTCATGAGCACCTATTGCTTAATGCAATGGATACAAAACATATGTGGTGTGAATGTTTTACCAATAGAACCAGGCACTAATTAGGTTGATAAGCTGATGACAAAAAACGAATTGGATAAAGTTAGGAAAGGTTATGACATGGCAAAAGAGCAATCTTCGCCTACACAAAATAATATAACAAAAGAGGTTTCCTCGATGAGAAACAATGATGATGATCAAGATGATGTAACGGTTGAGTATAAAGCGCGGTCAGAGTTTGACTCAAGTGTTGCGATTCGTGCCGAGTTTAGTAATGTTGATCGGTATGTGGCTTTTTGCAAAGCTGAGGCACGTGGGAAAACGAAAATATTAGGCGGTATGGTTCGAGGTGGCAAATGAATCTATTTAGAAAAGAACGTGACAACGTCCAGTCGAAAATAGATAAGACAAAAAGTAAGCTTGTTGTTAAAAAACAGTTACGAAGTGAGATAGCGAATCTACCTATCCCACAATCAGATTTTGCAGATCTTGTTTGTGAAAAGATTGATCTTGATGGAAGTTTGAGTTGTTGTCGATTAGAGCAGCATTTTATTTCCGCTAAATCAGGTTATATTGAACTAGATGGCATGTCACCAATTCTTGAAAGCTTTGGTGGTGGACATGTTAGTGGAAAAATAAATCCTGAGAATATTTATGCATTACTTGGCGATCAATTAAAAAACCCACTTCGTGAAATGGTGATGTCATGGGATTGGCCAAAGAAAGTTGGCCCACCAAGAAGTGAGCGTAAGTCAGCCATTGAAAAACTGGATGATGAGATTGAAACTTTAGGATTGAATTTGGAAGATCTCATCAGTAAGGCTGAGGCTGACGGTATGAAGGTTTCGTATTAATGATTGTTTGGGTTATGCCAAAAACGGGCTTGGTTCACACCGGAACTAAGGGCGCATCAACCGTTTCCGTGTTATTTCACTTCCTCATTGAGTTTTCACATGGTTATACGGTGCATTTTTATGAGTAAACTTTTTAGCGTTATCGCTTCGCCCTGGGCTATTACACCGAATATGCTTTCAGAAATAGTCGGTATTTATTCGATGCACGAGCAAGGACATAAAATAAATATTGCAGATATTGAATCGCGCATGGGTGGGCCTTTGAATAATGAACAATCAAGCATTGAAATAAAAAACAATGTGGCCATTATTTCAGCGCATGGCGTTATAGCGAAAAGGATGAATATGTTTACACAAATTTCAGGCGGCGTATCAAGCGAGATCTTAGGTGCGCAAATACAAATGGCCATCGATGATGCCGATATTAAAGCCATAGTGCTGGATATTGATAGCCCTGGTGGTACCGTCGACGGCACATTTGAACTAGCCGACGCTATCTATTCTTCACGCGGTAAGAAGCCAATAGTAGCCTTAGCTGATGGTTTGATGGCATCGGCTGCATACGCTATTGGTGCGGCTGCTGATTCGGTTTATATGACCGGTGATACGACGCATGTCGGGAGCATAGGTGTTGTAACGGCCCACACTGATTACTCTAAACGTGAATCCATGTTGGGTGTTAAAACTACTGAAATATACGCAGGCAAATATAAGCGTGTTGCATCAAGCCATAACCCATTATCAGAAGAGGGGAAAAAATCAATTCAGGAAAGCGTAGATTATCTCTATTCAATTTTTGTTGACCGGGTAGCAATTTTTCGAGGTGTTTCAACTGACAGTGTTTTAAGTGAAATGGCTGATGGAAAATTATTTATTGGACAGCAAGCAATTGATGCAGGCTTAGTTGATGGTGTGATTAGCCTGGATGATTTAGTGGGTCGACTTCAGTAGGTTTAATTATGAGTTTTAAAACATTACGTGGTGATAAATACCGAGGCGCTTTTTCTGAAACTGCTGAGACCAGAATAATGCGCAACTTGCGGCGTGATTGGGATCGTCAACCGGGGTTGCGTTCGGAATATGGCGGCAATTTTCAGCGGTATCTAGTAAGCGTTAAGCACAACGTAACATTTGTATAGGGTTTATTTGTTTCTGGAGGATTTTAAGTGGCAACTAATGCAAAGATTAAAATCACCGCAGAGGATAAAACCCGGCGGGCGTTTCAGTCAGTTAATTCCAGTTTAAAAGGCTTTTCATCAGGGCTCGCGGGTGCATTTTTAAAACTGTCGCCGTTGCTTGGTGTGGCAGGCATTGGTGCATTAACCGCGCAGTCGTTAAAAAGCGTTGATGCCCTGGCGAAAACGGCTGATAAGTTAGACATCACCACAAAATCGTTAGCTTCGCTGGAATATTTAACCAAGATATACAGCAGTGCCAGCGCGCCGGCCATGAGCGAGGCACTGACCAAAGCAACCAAGCGCCTGGGTGAATTTAATGCTACTGGCGGTGGTGCTTCTGCAGTATGGCTTAAAAAATTAAATCTCGATACGCAGGAACTGGCGGGATTAAAGCCAGATGAACTGTTTAAACGCTATTCATCAGAGATCGGCAAGCTTAGTACCCGTGGCGAACAGTTAGCGGCTATCTCTGCCTTAATGGGCGATGAATCACGGGCATTAATCGGCATCATCGATGCGGGTGCGGGTGTGTTCGATGATGCGGCGGAAAGAGTCGACAAGTTTGGCACTGGCATTAGTCGCATAGAAGCATCCAGAATCGAAGATGCTAACGATGCCATTAGCAACATGCAGGAGGCGATGAAGGGCCTGGGTATTTCTATCGCAGTAGAGCTAGCGCCAAAAATAACCCAGTTCATAAACTGGATGCTGGACATTGAAGAACGCCTGGATTCACTGTCTGAATCACAACTGCAAAATAGATTGGCTGATACGCTTGATGCTTTAACCGAAATAAACGACCAGATAAAATTAAACGCAGCGACTCAGGGATTGACCGCGATTGATCCGTTTCTTCTCAAACAGGCGGAGTCGCTAGGTAAACGTTATGCTGAAATAAATACCATTCTTGGTAATATTAAGGAAAAAGGCGATGCAGCAGATAGCGCGCCTGCTGTCCAGACAGATGCAGAAACAAAGCAGCTTGCAAAGATTCAACGTGAAGAAGAATTAGACCGTAAACGGCTGACAGATAAATTTGAACGGTTAAACATTAGCCTGCTCAATGAGCAGGACAGGTTGCGACTGGATCTTGAAGAACGCGCGCTCATTGTCGAAGAAGCTTTTCAGTTTGATCTGATCACCGATGCAGAGCGCAAAGAAACATTGCTGGCAATAAATCAGGAATATGAAGATCAGATAACAGATACTAACGAAAGGGCGCTTCAGGAAAGATCGTCGAATGAAGAGAAGTGGGCTAAGAAAATTCTAGCGATGAAGTTTAGCCTGGCGCAGCAGGCAATCGGTTTTATCGAACTGGTTGCCGGTAAAAACAAGGCCGTTGGCAAACTGATTATAATAGCGCAAAAAGGCCTGGCCATTGCGCAAACACAAATCAATACAGAAGTAGCTTCAATGCGCGCGATTGCTGAGTTAGGACCTGTTCTCGGCCCGCCAGCCGCAGCAACTATTCGTGGTCTTGGTGCTGCATCCATTGCATTAATTGGTGCCACAGGTATCGCGCAGTTGGCAGGTGCTGGCGTCGGTGGTTCTGGCGTCGGTGGTGTGCCTGTGAGTAGCACGGTTTCGAGTACACCTGCGCCACCACCGACAATTGCTGATAATGCTAACCAGGGCACTACAGGCACAATTAATATCCATGTTACCGGTGTATTAACGCAGGAAATTATTGATAGTGCTTTGATTCCTGCAATTAGGGAAAGTATAGACACTAGAGACGTAATATTAATTAATAGCAATTCGCGTAATGCACGAGAGCTATCGAATGCTTAGTACTGGAACTAGCTAATTTTATGTGGTTTGAGCATCAATATCATCGAGAATCTTATTTATTTTTAATAAGGCTATATCAAGTACCATTACAAATTTTATTTCAAAATCTTTTACTATCTGATCGGATATTTTTTGAACATCATTTTCTGTTAATTTAGTTTCTAGATCGATGCTGGCATAGAAATCATCTTCGTATTTTTTTAGTGTTTTCATTCCTTCTGTTATTAGTGTTTTTTTGTGTTCTGGTTCTACATTTTGAAGCGCTTTATTAAGTCCGTATTTAAAATTATTTCTCAGCTTAATTATGGCGCTTGGAAATTCAAAAATATTGCTCATGGCTATGTGTCCATTTATTTGGTGGGAAAGGCTATAAAGGTACCAGCTTAACGCTGGCACCAGGATGTAACCGTGTTGAAAGTTAAGGTGCGGCCCTAAGACTATGTAGACTGGTAGTTCTAAGAACATGCTCTTTGAATGCTTCAATCGTTGTTCCATCTTTGATGGCATCGATCGAATCATGCCTTAATTGCGGATGGGTATCATCAAACTCAGCGACCAATTCCATAATTTCAATTTGGCGGGTTGTTTCAATTGCTCTCATTTCTTCAATAGATGCCATGTTGCTATTGAGTTCCGCCTGGAAGCATTTATTCATACTTTTTACAGCGGTTTCAATGGAATAAATGGTAGAGATTAATACCGGCCTAGGTATTGAGTCATACTCATCATTACTAATTACATGGGACAGTAAGCCGGCGGCACCTTCTGCGATAAAATGCTGATGATTGAAAGCGACTTCAGGGCCAAAATGTTCAAGATCTGGTGTAGTGATTTCAGGGTTTATGTTTGTTGTTTTTACATTCATAGCGTCTTCCTCATTTGTTTAGGTATAAATAATGATTCTCGATTAACGTCTAAGCTACAAAATTGTTGCCACGGCGTTGCCACGAGAGCATTAATACGTTTGCTGCATTAATTCGGAAGTTACAACTTGTTGATTTTAATATAAAAAATGGTGGTCATGGGTGGACTTGAACCACCGACCCCCGCATTATGAATTATATTATAAACAAATTATAACTGTTTGGAAAACATACATAATACACATAACGCTTTGCTTTACTTGTATTATTAGGCGTTTTCCGTGTTT